TTAAATTGTTATTTTTTGTTAATTTTAAATTTAAAGTCATTAGAATTATCGCCTAGCACTCTTACTTTTATACCACCAGTATTGATTTGACCGTTAAACTCTTGTCTTGGATCCATACTAACGTTTTTAGATTTAGCGATACTATCTTTTAAAGCATCAGCTTTACCTTGTTCGTAAAAATGTTTTGCAATAGCATCAGCGTTCATAGCTGTAAATAAACCTTTATGGTAACCCTTAGTGTCCTCCATTTCGTTATTTTTGTTCAAGAACTTCTTGACAAAATTATTAATGTCACTTTGGGTTTCTTTTACATTACCCGCGTCTTTTACATTAAATCTAAACTTCTTGTCCCCAACATTGTATTCAAAACCTTTGAAGTCTTTGTTGAATAATTGATTTGTTTTATTTAAAAAAGTACGAGTTTGTTTTTCAGCTACTTGTTGCTGTTCTTTTGACTCTTTGTTGTATCTGTTGAAGAAATTAATCGCTTTCTGCTGCTCACTAGTGAGTTTAGAACCATATTTAATATCTTCATAGTATTTGGACTTTGCACCGTCCAGGTGTTTCTTTGCTTGAGCAACTTGCTCCTTCAAAGCTAATTTTTTTCTTTTTATGTCTCTATCATCATCTAAATCTTCATCAAAAGAAAAATAGTCTTCCATCATAAAGTCTATTTCTTCTGAGTTTAAATGAGGTTTTGTTTGTTTGTAATATTCTTTTAGTATAGAGTGGTTATCTAACTCAGAATAATCTTGATTTAACTTTACGTAATCTTCTAAACTACCACCAGTTTCGTTCATAAAATCTACAAGCTTTTGTATGTTTTCTGGAAGTGGCTTACCACTCTCTTGAGCTTCTACTACAGCTTCTTCAGCTTGTTCGGCTAACTCTTCAACTTGTTCTTTTACTTCTTCTTCAGTTATTTCTTCTACAACTGGCTGTTCTTGTGCTTCAGCTTCCGGTTGTACTTCTTTTTGTTCCGGTGTGGCTGCGGCGTCTTCAACGAGTTCAACCACTCCTGTGTTGTCAGTATTGTTTTCAACAACTTCTTCTTTGGTTTCATCGTTTTTAGTTGGTGGTTTATCTAAGTTTACTTTAATAACGTTATCTTCTTCTTGCGTTTGTTTCTCACTAAGATTTACTTTAGTAACGTTTTTGTCTGTAGTCTTTTCAACTACTTCTTCTTTTTTCTTTTTTGCCATAATATAATATAATAATAATTAATAATTTTTATCTAGGTGTAAAACCAGACATATCAGTAGCGCTTCTTCCTCCTAATATATCATTACCTGCTGACTCAAACTTTTTAGCAGGCTGGTTACCTTTTCTTTGCTCGATCATTTCAGACTGTTGGCTAGCTTGTATTCTAGTTCTTTCGTCTTTACGATCTTCTTTTTCTTTTTCTCTTGTCTTTAAGTTTTCAGTTTCCATACCTTTTAAACGCATGTTAAACTCAAACTCTAAAGCCATCAATTGTTGCTTGGCTTGTATTTCTTGTTGCATCTTTTGCATTTCAAGCTGTGCTTTTAGTTGCTCTAACTGCGCTTGTGACTGTGATAACGCTTGTTGCTTTTGAACTTCCATTTGCGCAGCGGCTTGTTGTTGCTGTGCGTTAGCTTGTGCTTGCGCTTGCATGTTTTGTTGTTTAGCCTGCTGATCTTGTTCCATTTTCTTTTTTCTACGAATTTTAAGAACTTGATTAGCTAACTTAATGTTATTTATCTCTCTAATGTCAATAGCATCTTCTAAATCAATAGTTTGTTGCTGTAGTGACATTTGTATATTGTTTTCTAATTTAGCTTGCTCTTCTTCATCTGGCATTAACTCTATAAATATACCAAAGTCGTATAAGTAAAGATCAGACATTTCTTCTAACGTAGCCACGTTGTGAACACCAATACTTTGTATAAAAGCGTCTTTGGTTGGAGAGTATTCTATAATATCAGATATTCTAAGTGATAACTGCTCTGCTACTTCAGCTGTTAAGAACAAACCAGAGTCTAATATGTGTCTAGTTGCTACGTTTGAGTTAGCAGCTGCTATTTTTTGTATACCTACTAAAGCTCTGTCGTCTGGCATACTACCATCTCTTGCTTCGTTCAACCCTGTCACATCTCTTATCATTTGTAGATAATAGTTGTAGTTACCTATAAGAGCTTGTATTTTGTTTCCACCACTTCCAGATGTTATTTCTTGAATAGGTACTTTACCAGGATTCATATCACCATCTTGTGTAAACGATCTACCTATAACACTACCTGTTTGGAAGAACATATTTAACGCTTCTTGTGGGTTGTAATTAGTACCGTTACCTAAATCTATTTCAGCAAGTCCGTCTGCATCTAAATAAACACCATCAGGTATCATACGCGACATTACTTGCTGTAATTTTAAATGTGTTAACTGAATCATATCAGCAAACCCAGTAATTCTTTTTACTAAAGAATCTATATTTCCTTTATACATACGAGGCGCTACAATACTATAGTTCATTTTAACTTTGTTAAAATCACTTTTAGGCCTCATCATGTTTTTAGCCATCTCCCATTTTAATAACTTGTTCGTGCCTAGTACCATAGCACCTTCATATAAAACTTCTATAGCTCTGTGTAGTTTAGTAAACCCTCCTTCCATATCTTCTGGTGGGTTAAAACTATCGTCTTTTTCTATTGCTTTGTCTGCACCGCTAGCTGTTTCTTTTAATTTGTAAACCTCGTTCATATAAGTTTTATAATTAAAATACAAAACTTGAACTTTGTTACTGTCAAACTCATCGTAGCTACTAGCGTTTTTATAAGAGTTGTTAGTATATAAAGATCTTGAACTAATTACTTCTTCTAAATCACTTTGTTCTAAATGTGGAAACTGTTTTGCTAATTCGTTTATAGGTATTGTTTTTACCTCACCAACATAGTATACATCATCAAAATAAGGTGATTCAGTATAAGAATAAACTAAATCTGCAGGATCAACATATTCTATTGTAGCTCCTTCAGAAGTGTTAAAATTAGTTTTTACAGCGCCAATACCTAGAACAGTTAAATCTCTATAAAATCTTTTCTTTGTTAAATCGTACTTATTACCATCCATTAAAACATTTATAGCTTGTTCTTCTGCTATTTCCACAGCTTGCTTATAAGAAAGTTGCATGTGTAGTTCTAATTCTTCTTGTGATTCTGGTAACATATTAGGATCGTTTTCGTACAAGTTTACATCAAACTGTTGTTGAACGAAATCGTTTACTTCTCTAGTGTTCATGTCGTCTATTATAGACTGCATGTACTTTGTTCTTTTTTCAATACCGTAAGGATCTTGTGAATATGCTTTTACATCATAAGATCTATCTGACATACCGTTTACAACTATATCCACAAACTTAGGTATAATTGGCACTGGTGTCCAATCTAGATTTAAGTAGCTTAAGTCACCGTTTATAGACAATTCGTCTTTATACTTTTGTATTGACTGATTACCCTCTGCATATAGTCTTAGCCTGTGAAAATCGTTATAGTGTTTGTGGTATCTATTAATTCCTTGATCTTTATTAAACCACTCGTGTTCTATAGCTTTGGCAACTTTTAATCCATAGTCATAACTAAGCTTTTCAGCATCGCCAACAACTTGACTAGGAAAATAATTATTAGTGTATTCTGCCATGTTTTATTTTATTATTTTTGATGTATTACCAGTATTAGTATACTTAGAAATACTTATGTTTAATTTAGGTTTCTCAATTTTTGCGTTTGGTCTATATAAGTTTCTATTACAAGCCATGATAGCAAGACCAGAACTTATCGAGGCGTCAAACTTTGTTCTTTTAGTTATATCAAACTTAGCCCAATCATTTAGTGTTTCATTAAAGTATATGTTGCCATAAACACCATCTTGTAAATGACCAACATGTTGTTGTATATACATTTCAATAGCAGCAGCGTGCGCTTGCTTTATATCTTCACTAGAGTTTGGTATACCACCTATTTCTTTTTCTGAAGTTGATAATTTGTTCCAAATTTTATCTGGTCTATTCATACTATAACCTCTATAACCTCTACGCCTTAAATGATATAATAATCTTGGCTTGTTATTCTCTGCTAGTATTGGCATACCATAAAATACTAACGCCATTAAAACATCTTCAAAGAATATCTCAGCTGTTGGTGGCCTTGATATATATTCTAAAAACATATGGTTAGGTGGACAATCTTCCATCGAAAACTTTGTTAACCCGTGTAATGCACCGTTAGATCCTTTACCATCAACAGTGCCTGATATATCGTAGCTATCACAACCAAAAGCACCCATGTGTTCGTTAGCTGGGTATTTAATACCGTTTTTAACTATTATTCTATTTTGCAGATGACTTGGCGGTACCCAACTTATATTAAATCTACCTTTTGGATCTGGATAAAATATTACTTGTGTATCTTTAACTCCGTTTACCCATTGAAAGTTTCCTCTACTTATGTTTCCTTGCGCGCCAATACCATCGTTGTAATCTATCTGCTCGTATATTTTAGTTAAATTAAATATACTATTTTTTGCCTCGTCTCTAAAAGCGTGTTCTGTTGTTCTTGGAAATTGCCTATAAAACTCGTTTAATGCGTCTGAATCACCTTTTAAACCTTCTACTTCATTATTCCAGTGATCAATAATACCATATTCTATTAATTCATCATCTGGTCCGTAGACATCATGATCTGGGTTATTAAAGACTGGTTTTCCGTATCTGTCAAGAAATCCCTCATAGTTCCATTCCATTGGGATAAAAAGAGAATATAAACCAGACTTTGTCTGTCCATTTCTGTTACGCTTAGTAACGTCTGAATCATTATATAGTTTTTTAAAATTACCACCTCCTTTATCTAAAGCGTTTGATGTTGAACCCATCATACACTTACCTACGACTTTAGCACCTAATCTTAAACAAGTTTTTGTAACACGCCAGTTGTTTAATATATTGTCAGGTCTTTCCCACTTACCACTTTCATCGTGTACTAGCAACGCTAGCTTTTCACCATCATAACTATTGTCACCAGTATTTTTCCAGTCAATAGTAGTGTCTAATCCTACTAAGTTCTCTTGTTGTTCGTTGGCTACTATTTTTCTACGTGTAAATTTACTAGCTGGTACTCTATAAGCAAGTTCAGACTTAGGCCTGTCCATACCGTCTTGTATCGGTTTAAAAAAGAAAGGGTAGTTAACTGATATTGGCACTACTTTGTCTGTGAACATTTTTTTAGCATCAGCACCACTCTTTGACAGTATACCATATCTACTATCACTCGATATTGTTGCTAAATTAACTGTTTCTGCACTTGACATAAAAGAAAATCCAGAACGTCTGTTTTTAAGATAACACATACCATAACATCTTTTGTCAGCTTTACAAGCTTCCCAAAATATAAAAAACAGTCTGTTTGCTTCTCTAAAGTCTGGAGCACCTACATCTATTTTACTCCATTGTAAGTACATATAGTGACTACCTGTTATATACGTAGGTTTACCATCGTTAGTAAACCAAAAACCCTCATCTCTACGTTTAAACTCTTCGTCTATATAATCATACCACTGTTCTTTTTGCTCTTCAGGATATGCTCTCCAGTCAAATATGTTTTTAAGTTTACCTAGTTCTTTTGGATAATCTATTTTTTGCCATCTAGAGGATTTGTGCACGTGCACTTGCATTGGTTCCAACGGCAAGCCAATACGCAAATTTTGTATTTCAAGTATTTCCCCAATTTTACCAGTTTTTGATATAACGATAATATCATGTTCTTTATCATATCCATATTTCCATTTTTTGCCACGGTTCATCCGTGTGATTGTTGTTTTCTTTATAGGCTCTACGACCTTAACTAAATTTTGCTCGTACATTACTTAGATCTGCCTTCTGCGAATCCTTTAAAAGTTTTTTTCTCTGCCTCTTTAGGTGTTTTGCCCTCAAGCAGGTTATTTTCTTCCTGAATCCTGTTAAGTATTTCAAATGCGTCAAATATTGCTAGTTTTTTAGTAGCTGCAGCATTTTTCAGTCTATCAGCAGAAACATCGTCTTCTGTATTTGTAATAATCTTTTCTCTTGCGACATTAATTAGCTCTTCAACTGCTCTCTGCCCAGCTTGGATTATAAGCTTCTTCGTTTCCTTGATATTCATATTTAATTGTAATAAATTTATTTAAAACTCTATATAATCTTTTACCATCGATTATAAACTCATAAGTTGAAAAAGGTGTAAAACCTACAAGATCGCCAATATTATTGACACCATCAGTATGCTTAACTATACCTATACACTCTTCTTCTTCTCCTGGTTTTAGTTTATCTCTTTGTTTTATTGGTTGTACAAAACAATAACCGTCTGTAGCTTGCCATTTATTGTTTCTTTTATACAAAAACACTTGATCTGGTTTTACAAGATATGTATTTTCGTTAAAATAACTCCTACTGTTCTTTTCTTCACCGTATTGATTATGCCAACGTCTAAACACATTGTGGTGTACTATAACTGTATCACCAGGCTTTATTTTAGTCTCATAGGCCGTAGGTATAGATTTAACAATAGCTTCTCTGTTTATAAACTGATGGTTAAATATCTCCGTATTTAATATAAGATCTTTGTCACCAACTTTAGTCGTATTGTTATATCTATTACCTTTTGGCTTTATAACAAAGTCAAAAGGCGCTTTCATTAATACTCTAAGTTATATTCTACAGATACAGCCATATTTTTGTTAAAGTCTTTCCAAGGCAACACATCTTTATTTTTTCTAATATAAATAGAATATTTGTCTTTTTCTTCTATTATATCACATATAGTATGTCCACCATAAACATCTTGGCCAACAGCGTAATGCATAGCGTTTTCCTTATAATCTTTACCTACAGTAATTTTTCTAATTAGCTTACTCATTTGTTTTGTAATTTATAGTACCGTCTTGTATATTAATATCTGAAGTACCATAAGCTTTTTCAAACTCGCCTTGCATTTTATTAAGCTGTTCTTGAAGTATAGTGACGTGATGAAGTAAACTATGTTTTTTACTTTCAAAACTACCTATTTCTAATTGAGCTCTATTTATATTATTAATAATTGATTGTACTTTATTTAATTCGTCGTTTGTAATTTTTGTAGCCTTTTCAGCTTTTTTTGTTTTTCTTTTTGCCATTTTATTTAATTTAAGTTAATTATTATTGTGAAGCGTTTATCTTGTTAAACGTAGGTGCATTACTACCCGATCCAAAAGTACCAGTGTAACCACCTACTTCAGACGTTACTGTAGTGCCAGAGCCCTCGTTAAATCTCCAAAGCGCTAATAAGTTTGTTTTTACTATAGGCCCAGCTTTTCCAGAGTTGTACAAAGTAGTCACATTACTAGCAGTTAGCACATCGCTATAAATAGCGAAGTCATCAAGATAACCGTTGTAGTCTGCATTACCATTAAATGACGTACCAGCTAAAAACTCTACACCACCATCACCACTTTGCCCAAGAGTACTATCAGCAGTGTCATCAAAGTCTCCAGTTAGAGTAGCATTTAAAGTAGTAGTTGTTCTTAAAGATCCGTCGTAATATAGTTTAAGTTCGTTCTCACTAGCTCTATCCCAAGTAACTACTATGTGATGAAAATTACCATCACCTTCTTGCGTACCTGATGGAGCGTAGTTTGCTATTTTGTTAACACCACCCGCTCTGTATGTTCCTGTAAAACTATCATCACCGTGCTTGTATTGTAATTGTATTCTATTAGCACTGTCTATAGCAAAATCCCACATCTGTCCATTAGCACTAGTTGTGTTTACTCTAGCCCATATAGATACAGATCCTGTAAGCTTGAAGCTACCATCAGCTAAAGCAGCTTGAAATGCAGACGTAGTAAAATCTATTTCGTCGTTAGTTCCATCAAACAATATAGAAAAGTCTTCACCAGTAAACCTAGGTGTTGTTAAACCAAAG